CTTCTAAAGCAATCATCTGCCTTAAAATTGACACCTGACCCTTGGCAAACCAAAGATCTCTTTCAGACTCTATTGAGTCTATTTTGTTATAGATTTCTTTGAGATTTTTTAATTCTTCAATTAAGTCTCTCCATCCATCTTGTTCGACTAGAGTTTGTCTTGCTATGTAATACTCTTTAGTCGTTTGTTCTTCTGAGTGCGTTGGCATAATTTAATGCTGTCTCCGATTTAAGGTGCTCTACTTCAGGTATGTTTCTAGCTGTCTCTGATTGCTGCTTTTGTATATCAGCTTTCAGTTTCTCTAGGTCCATCATTTTCTTCTGTAGTCCCATAATTCTTTCTTGTAAATCTAATTCACTCTGTGGCTGTGAAGCACTTGCATCTGCTAAGTGTTTTTGTGCTCTAGCTTGCTCTTCTTGAGCTTCTGCTGTAGTTTTTTGTATATCAGCCTCTAACTGCCTCATCTCTAAATCCATATGAGCTTGTTGCATCTGTTGTTGCTCTGGATTAGGTTCATTACCTTGCATAAGTGCCTGTACAATTTGGTCTCTATTGTGTAGAGAAGAGTTTTGAAAGGTTGCTAATAGTATTACATTAAATGCTGGTGAGTCTTTAGGTATAGATTGTAACATTGATACCATCTGCTGCATCTCTAGCTCTTTAGCCATAATACCCATAGTAGAATAAGGTACGAACTTATAATCAGTAACAGGATACCTATCTACATCAAACTGTATCTTCCTCCACATACTCTTATTAACCATAGGTATAAGGAATGTGTTCTGAAAGTTCATTAGAGTACGTTTCTGTCTCTTAATACTTGCAGATTGCATCATAGACATACCACTAGAAGTAGCTCTATCAGGAGCACCAGTGTCAGCAGAGCCAGTGCCCATCTGAACCATATTTTGCAGTGAAGCAACTTGGTTATATGTATTCTGGTCTGTAGAACCTAGTGTTAGAGGCATAATAGCCTGTCTAGGGTCTCCATTAGTTAGTATAGTCTTACCCGGTCTAACCTCAAGTTTAATACCTCTTGGTAGTCTTGTAGCGTCTGCGGCAATCATAGGTGTTGTAGTTAGTGCTAGAGAGTCAATACGTGCTCTCATCTCTGCATCTAATGCTTTTTGTGGATTATATCCCTTCTCACAAACCCCTCTACCCCAGAACTTGTTTGGGACGATGTCGTGTTGGTAACTAATGAAAGGTCTATCTTCCATCATAAATGGATTTTCTTCTGCTCTTAAGACGTGTTCGTCATTAGCAAGAGTTATAACAGCTTCAACTAATTCATCTTCATCATAATCAAAATTATCTTCACTCTCTTTAGCATTAAGGAATTTACGAGGGACTTTGCCCCAGTATTCAGTAATCTTTATTTGGTCAGAAGCATCATTTTGAATGTATTCAGGATCATAACCTATCTGTACAGCGTCTGAACTTGGTCCTATTTCAAGTTTTCTGTAGATACCTAGGTCCATCCCTTCTGATATAATATAACGTGGCTTTAAGACCTCGTGAGCGACTCCTAGTGCCTCATTAATACTAACAGCACTTGGGTCTATAATAAATTCTTTTGGAGAGATTGCTTCTAGCTTTACATCAACAGAAATATACTCTTCTATCTGCCTAGCTGTAGTTAGAGTTCCTTCTACTGGTGTTTCTACTGGTCTACGTTTAACATTCTCTTCAGTAATTATCTTAGCGATACCTGTACCGTAGACAGCACCATTTAAAAAGACCTCACATATAGCATCCTTTGCTCCAGTCTCTTCTAAATCTTCTTGTAATATTTTTCTTACATATTCTACGTCAGATTTATCTTGGTCTAGTTCATCATCTTTAATGTCAAACCATTTTCCTCTTCCAAACGTAGCCTCTTCTAGCTCTGCAACGCTAGATTCGACTGCTTGTTGTAAGGCAGGAGTGATAATTTTAGATTTCTCTGATTGTCTAGTCTGATCTTCTGTGGTCCATTGACCACGCCATAGACGATAGTATTCATCCCACTTTTTAAGGTGGTTATTATCTCTGTGGTTTCTCCAGTCAGTTAATCTGCCTGATAACCAGCTAGATAGAGCTTGGTATTCGTCATCTGATTCGTAATCGTTTATATCTGCCATTTATGTCCTTTAATAGCCTGCAATGTCATCTTCAGGTTGCCAATCATCATCTAATTCTATTGTGTGCATAAAGTCTGCTACACTTACTTGGTCTATATAGGCTAGACTATCTACCATATCATCGTGAGTTCCACTTGTTGGAAACTCTAATAACTGTGATTCAAAGCCCCTATTCCAATCTCCCTTGTTAAATGAAATCTTACCGTGTTCCATTCGACCTTGAAGAGCCCAAGTAATTCTATCTGCTTTCTTTTTACCACCGTGGGTTACATCTGTTATAACTACCCATCTATTCTGTGCTCGCATCTCATCTTCAAGATAAGGTAAGATAGCGTTCTTTAGTGCTCCAGATTCTATTCCGACAATTGTTGCCTGATTTTCAATCGCAGCCTGTAATATTTTAGTAGCAGTTTCTTTAATGTTCCATCTGCCGTGGAGTATATCTTTAACCCACCACTCATCACTGTTGATTTTAACAATAGATATTGCTGTTTCGTCCAGCTTACTACCTTTGAGACCACGTTCTTTTTCCACTTTCTCAAAGCCTGCAGGGTCAACCGCAATAACGAAATTTCCTTCACTTGGTTCTTCTGAGTCATACTTAATCCATTCCTGTTTGAATATACCACCTGTAAAGGAGACAAAACTTGCCTCAAATTCTTGTCTGAAGGCTTGCGTGCTCATAGTCTCTCTAGCAGTCGCAATCTCTTTAGGGTCTAATATAGGGTTATCTGTAGAGTTATACTGAAATGCTTCCCAATCTACATTCTTTTCTAACTCTGCTTCTTTCCATATATCGTAGAAGTGATTCTTACCGGCGGGAGTTCCTATAAAGAGTGCACCACCTTTTACATCGGCAAGCGTAGGTCTAATAATCTGTTCCCACACTTCAACCTTCATACTGGCATACTCATCTAATACAACATAGGAAAGTCCTACGCCCCTTAAAGTATCCGGTCTATCACTTCCTTTTAAACTAATTCTTCTACCGTTGACTAAAGTCATCGTAGCTGTATTCTCGTGGGTCTGCTCTATTAAGTCTGTACCCTGAAGTAACTCCTTCAGCATATTCCACATAATATCTTTAGCCTGTTGGAACGTAGGACCTATATAAAAGACATCCTTATTTTCCGACTGTAGGGCTTTAATGATTAATATCCAAGCTGCTAGCCTAGACTTACCAAAGCGTCTACCCGCACTTACTACTTTAAATCTCGCCTTACTATTGAATATCTCTAGTTGTGCTGGATGTAGGCTTACATCTAATTCCCTACTCACCCTCACTCCGAGCTAACTTTACTATAGTTTCATCTTCTTCTGCTTTAGAGATTATAATTCCCTCTTCATAATCTAAGGGCTTACTCTCTTGTGCTTCTATAACCTTTTCTGCTAGACCACCAACATTAATAATAACATTGCCTCTATCTTCTGATGTTCTAAACTCTACTGCTTTGGTTGTCGGTATGATTCTATCCATACACATTTTAAGACAAGTCCGATCACCTTCTAGTGCTAAGTCTATAACCTTCTGGACTATTTCTGGTCCTTTATTAGACATCAACTCTCTACTTAAAGCTGTAAACTTATTAACACTTCCTTTTGGTCTACCCTCCGGATTTAAAGACTTCATTCCTTTAAATAGCTTGGGATTTCCTTTGTGTTTTGAAGGCATTCTGGTTCTCCTTAAGTGATACTATAGTTTCAACTAAAGAAGGATATTTAGAATGATTATAAAGGTTATTTCTAAGAGAAGCCTTTTAGGTGAAGTTTAGATAATAATAAATGTTTTAATCTATAGTAATATTATAGCATACTTTTCGATGCTTGTCAATAGTATAACTAAAATAAAGTCTTAAGTCCCTCTCCGCACCTCCAGATTTCTAGAATTACTCTAGTAAACAGGTATTTTTCCCAAATTCACTCCCATCTGCCTATGAGCCTAAATTTAAAATTATTAATATCACATTGGGTGTCCCTCCCCGTGTAGTATTAATACAACAAATGTAGCATAAGTGAACAAAAGGACTAAGCTAGAGAATCTTGGGACTAAGCAGGGACTAAGCAGGGACTAAGCAGGGACTAAGC